ACTAAAGTTGCAAGAGATGCTTATTCTGCAACAGCAAACAAAGCATCACTTGGAACTCCTTCACAATTTTGGGTACAAAGATTTATAGATAAAGTTACTATTACTATTTATCCTATGCCTAACGCAACTGCTGCATCAAATTATTTAAATGTTTATTATGTAAAAAGAATTCAAGATGCAGGATCTTACACTAACGCAAGTGATGCACCTTTTAGATTTATACCATGTATGATTTCAGGATTGTCATATTATTTATCTATGAAGTTTGCACCACAAAGAACACAGGAGATGAAGTTGTTGTACGAGGATGAGTTAGCAAGAGCATTATCAGAAGATGGTTCTCCAGCTAGCACATACATTACTCCGAAGACATACTATCCAAATATATAATGGCTAGATTTGCAAAAGGTAGTAGAGCATTAGCGATCTCTGATAGATCAGGCGCAGCATTTCCATACAAAGAAATGGTGCAAGAGTGGACTGGTGCTTGGGTACATATTTCTGAATTTGAACCTAAACAACCACAATTAAAACCACATCCTGTGGGTGCTGATCCACAAGGATTGCAACATGCAAGACCTGCAAGAGTAGAGTTTCCTGTTCAAGATATTTTACCAAACAATCCATTTACAACAACGGCAGCATCAAAAGTTTTAAGTGTTTCTTTTCCAAGTAATGGTTTAAATGCTGGTACATCATATGTAAGATTTAGTGATGTAAAACAACCGGTAGGTGGAGTTGCAATTACAACTTTAGAATTATCAACAACATTAAATGGAAATATAAGTAATTCTGCTACATCAATTGTTTTGACTGATGGGTCTGAATTTCCAACAGCAGGATATATTGTTATAGAAAAAGTTTGGACACAAACAGATTTAAATGCAGGTACAATTACTGATCCTTTACTTGTTGGAAAATATGCAAATGAAACTATTCAATACACAGGAAGATCTACACATACTTTAACCGGATGCACACGTGGAACAGCCGCACCATTTAAAGGTGTAACTCCATCCAATACTACAGCAATTGCTCACACCTCAGGTGCTAAAGTATATGGTTCATACCTTGCAACAGCTATTGGAACAACGGTTCAAACAGGAGCTCAACCAGCAACTAAAACACAATATAATTCTCTAACAGTGCCTTTAGTATCTAATGCTACAAGCACAGCAACAGGAGGCGGTTTTCAGTGTACAATTGGACCCGTAAATGATAGAGCTTAATTATGGCATATAGTTATTCAGAT